GGTTATTCGCGCGCGCGCTTTTCCCCTAGCCACAAAACCCTTATAGCTCAATGACTTACGTTGTCTTTGTCCATATCCCTAGAACAGGCGGCACAAGGATCAGGTATGCGCTGGACCAATGGGACGTAATCCAGCACCGTACCGTAGAACAATTTGTCGAGAAATACGGGGAAAAATGGGCGTCCATGGAGTCGTTTTCGGTGGTGCGCAACCCGTTTTCTCGTGCAGTGTCGATGTACAGGTTCCTCCACGGCGAGAATTCAGATCTATCCTTCGCTGAATGGGTGAAGGCAGGGATGCCTGACAGGATGGGGTGCGATCCAGTGCTGTACCGTGGCAGGAAATTCGAGTTTGATGTCAGGACGCCACAGGTAGATATTTTGTCATTTGGCGGGCGCGTTGGCGTCAAGAATATATTGCGGTTCGAGGACATGCCTGACGGATTTTTTGAGGTGACCGGCCGCAGCATAGCCTGGAGTCAAGAGAGTGATGCCGACGACTGGGCGAAACTATACGATGATACTTCGATGCGCATAATTGCTGATCTGTATGCATCAGATTTTGAGGTCTTCCAGTATGCCGACTCACAATAGCGATATATCAGCACTCAGCCTGACACAGTTGATGGAGATAACCGGCAAGAGCTATCCGACACTAAAGAAGCATCTCGCCAGGCTGGAACCGGTGCGTGTCGATGGCCGGACAAAGTATTACGACGCCACTCAAGCGATCAACGCGATTTACAGCACCGTGTCGCCTGCTGAGGAAAAGGCCAGGCTGGATCGGCTGCGTGCAGACAAGGTCGAGTTGGAGTTGGAGGAGATGAGGGGAAAGCTGGTGCACGTTGACAAGATAAGCACTCACTGGGCGAACGTGGCAAACCTGATCAGGACGAGAATGCTCGCGGTCCCGACGAAGGCCGCACCTCTTGTCAAGGGCGCAGGCACACTTGCAGAGATCAAGGAAACTCTGGAGGTCTTGATTCATGACGCACTTACCGAACTCTCATCAACACCGCCCGGAGTTGTCGCCGGTGATAGCGGCTCTGACGGCGCTCAAGCCTCCGCCGCGTCTGACAGTGAGTCAGTGGGCCGACGAAAACAGGAGGCTAAGCGCGGAAAGCGCGGCAGAGCCAGGAAGGTGGCAAACTGATCGTGCCCCGTATCAGCGAGAAATAATGGATGCGGTAAACGATCCGTCTGTCCATACTGTCGTTGTAATGAAGTCCGCCCAGATAGGGTGGACGGAAATAATCGGGAACGTTATTGGATACTACATTGATCATGATCCATGCCCTATCCTGCTCATCCAACCAACACTGGAAATGGCGCAAGCGTGGTCAAAGGACAGGTTTGCGCCGATGCTTCGCGACACTCCATGCCTGCGGGGGAAGGTGAAAGATCCAAGATCGCGGGATTCTGATAATACTATTCTGCACAAGCAATTTCCGGGCGGTCACATCACGATTGCAGGTGCCAACTCACCTGCCGGCCTTGCATCACGCCCTATTCGCATTGTTCTGTGTGATGAGGTGGACAGGTATCCGTTGTCAGCAGGATCGGAAGGCGATCCGGTCAACCTTGCGCGCAAGAGATCGACAACATTCTGGAACAGAAAGCTGTTGATTGGGTCAACTCCGACAATCAAGGGTATATCACGGATCGAGCCGGCGTTTGAATTGTCCGACAAGCGATATTTCAACGTCCCGTGCCCACATTGTGAAGTCAAGGACGTTCTGAAATGGAAAAACGTTAAGTGGCCGAGTGGTAAACCGCATGAGGCACATTACGTGTGCGAACATTGCGGCGGAACGATTACTGACAACGATAAAATGTGGATGCTTAGGCGTGGTGAATGGATTGCAACGGAGGAGTTCAGCGGTACGGCAGGGTTCCATATCAGCGAACTGTATTCTCCATGGGTGTCATTTGGAGAAATGGCGTCAAATTTTATCGAAGCAAAGGAATTACCGGAGACGCTACAGACATGGGTCAATACTGCACTCGGTGAGACATGGGAGGACACTGGCGAACAGGTAGAGCATGAATCCCTTATGGCAAGGCGAGAAGATTATGAGGTTCCAGACGATGTTATGCTTGTTACTGCGTTTGCAGATGTCCAGTCAGACAGGATAGAGGTCGAATTTGTAGGGTGGGGACGTGGCGAGGAATCCTGGGGACTTGACTACGTCGTGATTTGGGGCGATCCAACTCAGGACGACGTGTGGAACAAGCTCGACGCGGAGTTGCAGCGCCAATTTATCCGTGACGATGGTGCAAAACTTGCCGTCACGGCTGCTGGGATAGATTCTGGCTACCTGACTGACTACGTATATAATTTTGTCCAGGACAGGCAAGCACGACGTATTTTTGCAACCAAGGGAGCGGCCGGCGAGAGACCGATTATTGCGCATCCCAGGGTTCAGAAGTCGCCTCGTGGTGGGCGGCAGATCAAGTTGTTTTTGATTGGGGTTGACACCGCGAAGGGAGTAGTCATTTCACGCTTGAAGAGAAAAGATCCAGGACCAGGCTATTGCCATTTCCCGTTGAAGTACGACGAAGAGTATTTCGCCCAGTTGACAGCGGAAAAAATGGTCACGAAGTTCAAGAAGGGTAAAAAAATAATTGAATGGGTGAAAACCAGAACAAGGAACGAAGCGCTTGATGTACGGATCGGGAATTTGGCTATAATGAAGCTAATAAACCCTAACTGGGACACCCTGGAATCAATGGCGGCACAAAGTATCGTAGAGACAGAAAAAAAAGATGAGCAGCCAGACAAAAACGTTCCAATCAGGCAGAGCAGGCGCAGGACAAGGCAAACGTACGTAAATAGGTGGAGGCGGTAATGCCAAACTTGATCCCGGATCGCGAACCAGAGCAGTTCCGCGCTGGCGACACACTGAAGTTCAAGATTTACGTGCCTGATTTCTATCCGGCAGACGGGTGGGTCATGTCGTATGACTTCGTTTCAGCATCAGGCAATTACACCGTAACAGGTACAGACAATGGGGACGGCTCTCACCTGATATCAGAGACTGCGGCAAACACGGCGAAATGGGCGCCAGGAACGTATTCGTTTCAAGGGTATGTCACAAAAGGTCAGGAACGGTACACGTTAAGGACGGGTCAGATCGAAATCCTGCAAAATCTTGCAACGCAGAGCAACATTGACACTCGTTCACATGTCAAAAAAGTTCTGGACGCGCTTGAAGCGACCATAGAAGGAAAGGCGTCGAAAGATCAGCAGTCGTATACCATAGCAGGCAGAACATTGTCACGCCTGAGTCCGTCAGAGTTGATTAAGTGGCATAATCATTACAAGGCGCTATATGCGAAGGAAGTAAGAGAAGAACGGATCAGGCGTGGCCTTGGCCATCACGGAATAATCAGGACAAGAATGTGAACATATTTAACAGGTTGTTCCGCCGCAAGCGTGAAAAACGCGCGCGAGGTTATCCGCCAGTCAGGACGCGTATCATAAATGCCGGCCAGGGCAAGCTGATCACGTCGTCGTGGACGACTGCCGCGCTGACGCCGGATCAATTGATCCACCAGTACCTTAAAACGATCCGCGCCCGGTCCCGCGAGCAATTCGAGAATAACGACTATGCACGCAGGTTTGTGGGATTGTTAAAATCAAACGTCATCGGTCCGAATGGCGTTGTGTTGCAGTCCAGGACGACGCGATCAAACGGTACTCCAGACGAACCCGCAAGGCGCGCATTGGAAGATGCGTTTTCAGACTGGTGCATGTCGCCGGAAGTCACCGGATGCCTGTCGTTTGTTGAAGTTCAGGCGCTCATGATTCAAACAGTTGCGGTTGACGGGGAATTTTTATGCAGAAAAGTTCGCGGCAGGGTAAACAAGTGGGGGTTTGCGCTACAGCTAATAGATGCAGAACGACTTGATCCGCAGTATGACAGGCAACTTTCACGTGATACATTCATTCGTGCATCTGTAGAATATAACAGGTTTGGCCGGCCTGTCGCTTATCACATACTTAATGACGGAGATCAATACGGTTATAGGTACAGCGGCAACAGCTACACGCGCATTCCGGCGTCTGATATTTATCATGTGTTTTTGTGTGAGAGAGTCGGTCAGAAACGTGGAATGCCGTGGATGGCAACGGCATTGGAACGCATGTGGATGCTTGAGGGATACCAGGAGGCAGCAGTAACGGCAGCACGGATCGGTGCGGCCAAGATGGGATTTTTTATTCCGCCTGACGGAGATACGATGGTCGGGCAGGAAGATCCTGGTGGCAACCTCGTGTCGGAGGTCGAGCCAGGTATCATGGAGCAATTGCCGCCAGGAACGGAGTTCCAGTCGTTTGATACTCAGTATCCGCACCAGCAATTTGAGTCGTTCGTCAAGGCCATGGTGAGATCAATCGCAGCATCGCTTGGTGTTTCGTACCATTCGCTTGCAAATGATTTGGAGGGTGTAACTTTTTCGTCGTCCAGGACGGGCACGATCGAGGAACGAGAGATGTACAAAATGCTCCAGCATTGGGTTGTTAGGAGTTTCGTGTCACGTGTATATAATGACTGGCTGGACATGGCTCTACTGAGCGGTATACCAATTGGCAACAATGGTGCAGTGCTTAACCCCATGAACGTTGATCGATATCGCAATGTTTCGTGGCAAGGGAAGCGCTGGCCATGGGTGGATCCGCTCAAAGATGTTGAGGCGAACATCAGGGCCGTCAAGTCAAGATTTGTGTCAATATCTAGCATTATACGCGAATCCGGGCGTGATCCAGATGATGTGTTCCGTGAAATTGCAGAAGAACATGCTAAGCTAAAGGAAATGGGAATAGAGCCACAGGATGTCATGCAGGCGATTGTGGAGAACAAAGATGGCGAGTAGTCAAAAGACGATAAAGTCTCCCGTGTTGTTTCGCGGGATGGATTTGGAGGACATCGACGAAGATGATCGAACAGTGGTGTTCTCGTTTTCGTCCGAGGAACCAGTTGAGCGGTTTTTCGGCATAGAAATACTGGACCATTCTCCAGGCGCTATGAGGCTGGGGCGTCTCAAAACGTTTGGACCGGTCCTGGTTGACCACGACTTGTCTGACCACGTCGGTGTTGTGGTTGACGTGAGTGTTGGCGCTGATCGCAGGGGCAGGGTCAAGGCGCGCTTTGGCAAGGGCGCGCGCGCCAGCGAAATATTCCAGGACGTGGTGGATGGCATACGTGGAAACGTGTCAGTTGGTTACAGGGTTCACGAAATGGTCCTCGTTAGCGAAAATGACGGGGTCAAGGAATACCGTGTGACAGACTGGGAGCCATTCGAAGTGTCCATCGTCAGTGTGCCGGCAGATATTACTGTTGGTGTCGGGCGATCCAGTGAAGTGTTCGAGGTTATGATCAGAGAGGATGAAACGATGAGCGATCATGATATGACTGTAAAAAATGAACAGAGCGCCGAGAGCAGCAACGTGCCAACGGAGCGCGGTGACGTGTCCGTCGAGCTGAACAGGGAACGGGAACGGGCAAAGATGGATGAAATTGCGCGGGTGCGTGATATCTCTGCGCTTGGTGCTAAGTATGATTGCAGGGAGCTTGCTGACAAGTTCATTGCAGAGGGAAAGAGTGTCAGCGAGATGACGTCCGCAATTCTCGATGAGATCGACAAGCGCCGGAAGGATGTATACGAAGGTGCTGGATCTCTCGATATGCCAAAGTCTGACGCCAGGCAGTATTCGTTGATGCGTGCAATCCAGGCTGCGGCGACTGGCGACTGGTCCAAGGCAGGTCTTGAGCGCGAGGCGTCGAAGGAAATTGCAAGTCGCGTAGGCCGTGAGCCCAGCGGGTTTTTCGTGCCTACCGATATTGGGTGGCTGTCAGACAGGACGAAGAGCCAGCTACAGCAGCGTGTCCTGACCGTAGGCGTGGCTACCGCAGGCGGGTACCTGAAGGGCACTGATCACCTGGGCGACGAGTTCATCGAGGCGCTGTACCCTGCGCTGGTTATTTCCGGCATGGGTGCCCGGATCTGGGGCGGCCTTGAGGGCGACGTTGACGTGCCTGCCATGAATGCGTCGACGACCACGTACTGGGTCGCTGAGGACACGGCACCAGCGGCAGGTGATCCGTCGTTCCGGCAGGTGCTGTTGCAACCCCGTACCGTGGCCGGCCTTGTTGACATCTCGCGGCGCCTGATGAAGCAGTCGTCACCTTCTGTCGAGCAGGCACTGCGTGAGGATATGGTCGTTAAGATCGCGTCTGCGATTGACGCGGTGGCGATCAACGGCGGTGGTGCAAACCAGCCGACAGGCATTTTGCAGACCACTGGTATTGGTGCTGTTGCCCTTGGTGCGAATGGCGGTGCGCCGACGTACACAAGCCAGTCCCAGCTAATCAAGGAGGTAGCTATTGACAACGCGCTGATGGGTAACCTGTACTTCCTGACCAACCCGAACGTTGTGCACACGTTGCGCACGACGCCGAAGGTTGCGAACACTGATTCTGAAATGATCATGCGTGACACTGTCAGGACGTTGTTTGGATATGAGGTCGTTGAAACGACCAATGTGCCGAACAACCTGACAAAGGGCACCGCCACGGGCCTGTCAGCGGAGATCTTCGGGAACTTCCGCGATCTGATCATTGGCGAGTGGGGAGTCCTTGATCTGCTTGTTGATCCGTACACCAGGTCTAATGTCGGCGGCACGCGTGTTACGGTATTCAAGGACGTCGACGTTGCCATTGCGAGGCCGCAGTCGTTTGCTGCGATCCAGGACATGGTCACAACCTAATTGGGGGCTACAAATGAAGATGCAGATTGTAAACAATACCTTCGTAAAGGTTGACGGCGAGATGCAGTACGTTCCTGCCGTCAACACGAGTTCTGACGGCAAGCCGAAAGGACCGAACGTTGTTGATGTTCCATTGGACGTTGCAAAGCAGCTCTTCGCCTCACGCAAGGCAGTACCGATTGATCGCGAGAAGTTCATGAAAGCGGTCAAGGACGGAAAGGGATAGCCATGGTAGAAACTTCCGACGATAGGGCGGATATGCTGGTGGACTGGGACACCATGTACATTGGCACCGTCCCTATCGTCGGAGTATTTAACAACGAGTACACGGACGTTGATTTTGGTGACGTTGTTCAGGCCAGCAGCGATATAACGTTTACCGTCCAAACATCCGATGTCGAACAGCACAACATCAAGCGCGGAATCATCATGAAACGCGAAGGGAAGTCATACAGGGTGGTAAATATCATGGATGACGGACAGGGGATTACTGTTCTTGATCTAGAGTTGCAGTAATGGCGGATCCATTTCCTGAACAGATCCTTGACGCAATAGTGACAAAGGTTACCGGGCTGGCGACAACAGGGCAAAACGTTGCCAGGGCAAGAGTGTACCAGGTTGATCCGTCTGTTAACTCGTCGCTTACCGTGATGATGGGTAGTGACAACGTTGCCAGCATACTCAACAATGAAAAAATAGACTGGGAACTGACGGTAAATGTGTTGTCAACGGTACGCGCAACAAGCGGCATAGATCAAACCATAAACTCAATACGCGCAGAGGTCCATGCAGCGTTGATGGCGGACTATACTCTCGGGCTTCCTTTTGTTATCGACGTAGTCCCTGTCAGCGCTGATGAACCTGAACTGTCAGGCGATGGAGACATGAAGTTTGCGATGCAGAGGATGGAGTATACTGTCAGGTACAGGACGTCAAGAACGTCGATAAGTGCATGAGGTCTGTTATGGAAAGAGTATCGTACAAGACTAAGACCGGCGGAACGCATAAGGGGAAAGACGATGGCGATAACAAGACGCGCGGAAATTCTGGCAAAGGTTGAAACGACGTACAACACGGACCCCACGCCGACACCGGCCGCTGATGCGGTTCTGGTGGAGGAACCAACGTTTTCGCCTACAGGCCAGAGAATGGCGGAGCGTCCGGTCGGGAGGGCATCGCTTGGCGCCTTGCAGTCGATCTACGGCGGGACGTTATGGCAGATTGAGCTGAAGGTAGCGCTAAAGCATTCTGGAACTGTTGACACGCCCCCGGACTGGGGGCCGTTGATGCTCGCGTGCGGCACTGCTGAAACGATTAATGCAACGGCATCAGTTGTCTATACGCCAGCGTCAAGCGGACACAAGTCTATCACGATCTATTACTACGAGGATGGCAAGCGTTACATATTCACAGGTTGTCGCGGGACGTTTACTCTGGAAGCGACAGCGGGAGAGCCTGCAAAACTGTCATTCACGCTTACCGGACATCTGTCATCCGTTGCTGATGCTGCATTACCGACAGTAACGGTTGACGGGACAAATCCTGTGGCGTTCAACTCTGCCGGCGTCAGCGTATTGGGATACAGCGGTGTGTTTTCGTCTCTTACAATGGATGCAGGCCTGAATGTTGTCACGCCGCCGTCAGCGAATGCATCAGACGGTTATGGAGAGATCAGGATCACGTCGCGGAACGTCTCGGGAAGCATCGATCCTGAAGACACGTTGATTGCAACCAAGAATTTCATCAACGAGTGGCAAACAGGTGCGACAGGCGCGATCAACACTGGCGTGATTGGCACGTCGGCAGGTAACAGATGGCAGTTGCAACAGCCGAAGTGCTATTACAATGACGTATCACCAGGAGATCGCGATGGCATCAGAACCATGGAGCTATCATACAACGCTGTTGAGTCAACAGGCGATGATGAATGGTCGTTAACGTTAACCTGAGGCACAAGGTGTCGGCAAATGCTGAAAATATCAAGCCCAGTGGGCGCAAGATGGTACGTTCCGCTGTCCGAAAAAGAGAAGGACAGGCCATGTAGATTTAAGATCAGGCCGTTGACCGGGGAAGAGCTAGAAAACGCATTATACAAGCATGAGTTTTCAAAATCTGGCGGGTTGATGATTCATCCAGACGGCATAAAGTCAGCACTGTCAAATGGGATACTTGACTGGGAAAATGTATGCGATGATCGCGGTGAGGTAACATTCTCACGGTTGTCGATTCGCCTTTTGCCATACGAAATCAGGGCGGAACTTGCATCCGAGATCATAAACATGTCATTCATGTCGGAGGAAGAGGAAAAAAACTCATAATCGCAGTCGAAGTATTAACAAGCGGCCACGTCTTTGACTGCGATAACTGTAAATGGGGATATCACTGCACAGAGAATTACGATCCGTTGTGGCCAAAATCCAGAGGCCCAGCGCCTTACCCAAAGTTTGTTATTGGCCGCTATGAAATGCGGACATGCCCAAAACCGAAAATCGGAGAGCATGAGCTATGGTACTGGTCCGCGTACAGACACTATGCAAACGGCCACCTCCCATACACAGGCGGCATGCTACAGCAGCCCGCTAAGTTTTCACGCGCAATGGAAATCATAGATGTCGTCGCCAAAAGCAAGGGTAGTTATCACGGCGTCTGACAGAACACGCGAGGCGGTGCAGTCTGCCATGTCGCGGTTCCAGTCCCTGTCAAAGTCCGCGAACAAGCTGCGGTCGGCATTGTATGCCGTTGGCGGCGCTGCGGGAATCGGGTATGTGATCAAACGCTCGCTTGAGGCGGTAGACAAAATCGGAAAAATGTCTGACGCGGTTGCATTATCGACAACCACGTTTCAGGAATTGACTGTTGCTGCTGACTTGTCTGGCGTGTCGCAGGAGAAGCTGACGCAGAACATGATCGCGTTTGTCAAGCGTGTCGGTGAAGCCAGATCCAATACTGGCCCGCTTGTGACATTCCTGAACAAGTACGATCAAACGCTTTTACGTGCAATTCAGAGTACGAAGACGCAAGAAGAAGCGCTTAACCTGATCGCGGATGCGATAAAAAACGCAAAGTCTGAAACAGATCGCGCTGCACTAGCAAATGCAGCGTTCTCCCGTGCAGGCGTGACTATGGTCAACATGTTACGCAATGGTGCGGACGGACTGGAAGACTTGCGGCAGAAAGCACGCGAATCGGGACTCGTCATAGAAGACGATCTTGTCAGAGCCGCTGAGCGTGCAAACGATGCATTGACACTCATGTCAAAGAGGTTGTCAACGCAGGTCAACAAGTCCGTGGCAGAAAATGCAAAAGAAATAGAGACTCTCGGCAACGCGTTGTCAGTTGTTATAGACAAGTCAGCAAAGGCAACAAGCGCACTCGTTAACTTTGTAGAGAAGAGCGGGAAAAAGATTGCAGAGTATACTCGTGGATCATGGCGAGAAAATCTCGAAGATCTGGCTGCACTGATGTTTGATCCGCTTGGGCTTGTAAGGGGAGAACTGAACGTAGAGAGAAGGCTGCGCGAAAACGAAGAGAAAATAAAAAAAATCCTTGGCGGTGGGGAAGGCGCCCAGGATGAACCGGAAGCACCAGTTGTTGTTCCAGAGGATGATATTGAGTCGGCCGCTGAAGACGAACGTGCGGCACGTGAACGGGAGCGTATAGAGAGAGAGCTTCAGCGGCAGCAAGAGCGATTCATGATGCGTCTGGAGCAAGTGGAAACGTTTTTGATGAATGAGCAGGAAATAGAGCAGCGAGCATATGAAAACAGGATGTTCATCATAGAGGAGGCATTCCAGAATGAATTGATAAGCGCAACGCAACGTCAGATGATGCTCGAACAACTTGAGCAAAAGCATCAGAAAAAAATGCTGGACATGCAAAAAAAGTACGGTGACAGCAAGAGCAAGCTGCAAAAAATGTCTGACATGCAGATGATTAAAAATGCTCTTGCGAGTGGTGCTCAGTTGACGTCTGGAGTTGCAAACACAAACAAAACGCTGTTCAAGGTGAACAAGGCGCTTGCGTTGGCGAATGCTGCCGTTTCATTGCCTGATGCGGTGTTGCAGTCGTTTCAAAAAGCCGGTGGTTATCCGTGGGGCATAATTCCAGCAGGGTTGATGCTTGCAACAGGACTGGCACAGATCCAATCAATCAAGAATGCAAAGTTTGGCGGCGCAGGTGGTGTTGCACCGTCAATTGCGCCTACTGGCGCAGCGTCAACTGTTGCAACCGTTCCCGCGCAGGAACCATCTGACGTGGAAGAAATAAACATAGGTGGCAATGATCAGGAATCGCGCATCGTAATAGAACTGGACGGCGACAAAGTAGGCGAGGCGATAGTAAACAGGGCAGAAGACGGCAGACTTAACCTGGCGACTCAACAATGAAAGTTCGGTTCGCATATGATAACTTGATCGACTATTCGCAGACAGTAATTACTGCGGCGACAGAGTCGGCAACTCTTCCTGTAAAAAATGTCCAGAATCACCTTAGAACAAAGGTGTATAGAACTGGTAATACACAGACAGGCGAAAGCATAGTCTTTGATCTTGGAGCAGCAAAAACAGCGGCGTTTGTCGCTATCCTCAATCACAATCTGAAACAGGCCGACACAGGCATAAGGCTTCAAGCGAATTCGTCAAACTCGTGGGCGACGCCGCCGTTCACACAGACGTTGACCTGGCGTGCAGGCCCGATCTCTGCATTTTTTTCACCACAGACGTATCAGTTCTGGCGCGTTTCGTTCACCAAGACGGCAGCGTCTGAAACTCGTGACATCGGAAGAATATTCATCGGACCGTACTACGAGCCACCGGACGATATCGGAAACAGGGCAATCAGCATAACGCAAAACGATACGTCGAAAACATCACGCACTATAGGCGGCCAGTCGTACAGCGATATCCGTGGACTGTACGAAACAGTAACGGTAAATTTCAAGCTGGTATCACATGCGCAGCATAATGCGTTCAAGGACATGGCTGCAAAGGTTGGAACTCACACGCCGTTTTTCTTCATGCTTGATTATGACGTCGAGCCTGAAAAGTGGTTGTATTATGTGAAGTTTTCACGCCTGCAAAGTCACAAGGCAACTGTACTTGGTGGAGTGTATTACTGGGACGTGTCAATGAGAATGGACGAGCAGTTATGAGCGCTCTTGACACCGCGTTGGAAAATCCTGATATCAAGCGCAATTTTCTGTGCAATATCAAGGCTGGTCGTGTCTACGAGGTTTGGACCCAGGACACCAATGCATGGTATGCGTCTGCTGCCCTTAAGGACGACGAAAAATTTTCACGATCGTGGGCGATTGCAGACGTAAAAGACAACGGATCATCACTGACGAAGGTATCGTCTGTCAGCAATGTGCAGTCAACTCCAGGATCGTGGACGTACGACGCGCAGACAAACAGGGTATACGTAAATCTAGCTGCAGGGACACCGTACACAAGAACTGTCGCCGTGATGTACGAGTTTTATTTCGGGACGCACGCAAAGACATTTAACGTATCTGGAACGGACGTGTATTACGAGCCGCGTATCATGTCTATTCCGAATATGTCGTTGCGCATTGAGCAGACGTTTTCGTCGGTAACGCAAATCGGCGGTGGGAACATGGCACTATCAAATAGCGACGGCTATTTTGATGGAATCTTCGATATGCTATGGAATGCAGGAGATACTGTTATCAGGATTGGTGTCGATGTTGATGATCATGTAGAAACGTTTGCGAACTATGAAGTCATCGGAACATGGAAAAACAGTGATGTATCTCTGTCTGAAAGCCAGTTTTCAATTTCGTTGAAAGAGTACAAGATAAACATCAAGAGGAAGATCCCAGCGGACGTGTACCGCAGGGAAGATTACCAGACAATGTACGATGACGATGTGGGCAGAGCAGTCCAAATCGCGTATGGGCGTGTCTACGATGCAAAGCCTGTGCTGATAGACACGTCTACTCTGACATTCAAGGTTGCAGGCCATCCTGTTGTGTCGTTCGATGGCCTAAGGGTAAAAAATCAGACAACAGGCGTATGGGACGCTATACCGTTTGCGTCTACAGATCTGGCTAACGCGCAGTTTACCGTGTCGCCGTCAGATTACATTGTTGGGCAGGATATTGCAGTAGATTTCACCGGTAAGCCGCTTTCAGGCGGTCAGGAGATGGACAACCCAGTTGACGTGATCAAGGACATATTGACAACGTATGTGGGGGAGACGGCAATAAACTCTCAGTCATTCACGGATGCGCGCGCAGTTTACGATATTGGGCTTGTAATACAGACAGGGAAGCGGAACACGCTGTGTCCGGTGTCAATGTACATTGATACGCAAAAAACAGCGGAAGAGTTGGTAAAATCAATCCTAGAGTTGTCTTCAGCGTACCTTTATGCGGATTCAAGTGGACAGTATTTCATAAAAGCGTTTGAGCCGTCGCGAAGCGAGGCAGCAAAGGAATTCAACGACAGTGAAATCATTTCGATTTCAGCGAGCAGGTCAAAATCGACAGTAACTAAGGCAGTAGTATATTTTGGAAAGCGTTACGTGTCTGATTGGTCTGAAGTCGTTACGTATGAAGACGTGCGATACCAGTATTCTGCAAATGAGAACTCATCGTCTATCAAGGTAGTCAGCGTGCCAACATACAAAAAGTCGTCAGCGCAGATTGTTGCAGAACGTATCGTCGCATATGGCGGAAATGGAGTAACGACATACACGATCAAGGTGCCGTCACGCAAGGCAATAAAGATTATGCCTGCGGACACGGTGCGAATAAAAAGTTCGCGCGCCGGAATAGACCAGTTGATGGAGGTCATTTCCATATCCCACAATCTGAGGTCTGACGTCACGACGATGACGCTGTCAAACATGCATAACACGGATGATCGTGCAGGATTTCTCGTTGCAGACAATGAAACCATACCGTCACGTTATTCCGGCCTCGCAGGATATGGAACTGGATCTGTTGACTGGAACCCAACATGGGACGATGAAATAAAAAAATGGGCACGGGAAAACGTAGGGTACTGGACAGACGACAACGATTTTGCAGATCCTGTTGATCCTGTGTCCAGGAACCTTTCAACTTGGACGTAAGATATGCCGTACACGAGTATCACCAAGCCACCCATTGGTACAGCAACGCGCAAGTCGATCATTGATGCACTGATCGACAATCAGGAGTATTTCAACGGAAATATCTCCGTGTCATCCCGCATCAACATGATTCCGAATGGATCATTCGAGGAAATCTCGGGCACGCTCCCGTTGAAATGGAACATCACGAATTATTCCGGCGGATCGTCTGCAATTGATTCTGCGAACAGTGCAGATGGTCAATATTCACTGAGATTCACATCATCATCAGTTGCAAATGGAGGTGGCGATGCAGTTACTGAAGATTACATCCCAGTCATTTCTACAGAATATTATTATTGGAGTATATTTCGCGGAGCATCTGCGGCAGGCATATCATGTAGAGTTAATCTAGATTGGTACGATTCATCTAAAACGTACATATCAACTACAACAGTTCTGTCAGAGACATCATCTCCAACAACTCTCACATTATCTGAAGGCACTGCTGCTGCGCCATCATCTGCAAAGTTCGTCAGAGTGAAATTGGTTGGCGGTGTCCCTGGAACTGGTACTGCAACTGGCAGTATATATTTCGATGCTGTTCAGTTGTTGCGCACGTCGTCAGGCATCAATTTTAGGTTGATGACAGCAGTAGCGGGAACAACGTACATAGTGTTCAGGTCTGATTCGCAAGTTATAAATAATATAGGCACGTGGAAGAAAGTAAAGGAAGTTCGAGTACCTGAAGGTGGATCATTCAATGTGTACTATGAGGCAAGAACTGATTCATCAGGAATATTGACAAATATTTATGTAAATGATGTGCCAGTAGGCACGATACGAAATGTAACATCAACGTCGTATGTTCAATATTCTGAAAATATAACAGGGATAAATCCTGGCGATTTGATTCAAATTTATGCCAATGATCAAGCAGCAACAACTGCGTTCGTCAGAAACTTCAGGTTAAGAGTTTCGTCAACCGGCATAATGTACGCCAGCACAGACTAGTAAGGTCATGGTTAGCATGTCATGATGGCACGACATTTATGGTTGAACGTGTGCCTGTAGTGGTTGCAGACTCTTGCGGCTCTGGACACAGAGTGTTAATAGTGACTAACTAATATGATTTTTCTATCCGCAGGCCACCATCCATCAAAACCCGGCGCATGTTTCGGATCATTCTGCGAGCATGACGAGGCGGTGATTTGGGCGCAGGCCATCGCGAAAGCGCTTGAGGGGGAGGCATCATTCGTCCCGCCTGGAGTGCTGAAAGAAAAGGTGGCTTACATCAATTCCCGTGCGCCGACTCTTGCGGTTGAAATTCATTTCAATTCCGCTGTCGTCAACGGCGAGCACGTCGGGAAAGGGTGCGAGACGCTTTACTATCCCGGTTCGCATTTGGGCAAGGCACTGGCGAAGGAAATACAGACAAGACTTGCTGAAGTCTATCCACCTGACAGGGGTGTGAAGGAAGGATATTATCGCATGGACCCAAAGCGCGGCCCGGATTTCTTTCTCGCCAAGACGAAATGCCCATCGGTCATCGTCGAGCCTGAATTCATCCATCGAAAAGAAATCATCCAAGAAAAACGTGATGAGGGTATCGCGGCCATCGCAGGAGGGATCCTCGCCTACCTGGGGGAACAATAGGTGGACGACGTGAAGGCGCAGATCCTGAAACTTGAGGCAGAGACGAGGCGGGCCCATGACCGCATAGAAGCCCATGAGAAACTGACTGCCGAGAGGTTGTCAGGGTTAAGGGAGCAGGTGCGGACAGTTCGTGGAGAAGTCTTGACGGCGATTGACATGGTACGAAACGACATGGAGCAGCTTCGCAATGACATACGAACGCTGTTTCACCGGTTCTGGGTGGCGGCCGGCACGACATTGCTTGTCACAGTTGCCGCACTAGGTGGGTTGTTCATGTACGTCATGGCGAGAATTGCCAATTGAGAAATCTCGACTACAAGGGATTCAGGAGTACGCGCTTCGTCGGCACGCTGATGGTATTTTCCGTCTCCAGTTTGTTTCTGTCTCTTGGTCTTATAACCGGCGAGCAATGGACAAGCCTTGCAATATGGGTGCTTGGGATCTACGCTGGATCTGAGGGTGCCGCGAAATTCGCATCGGCCATATCAGAGAAAAAACAGGGGCCATACATCCCAGGGGGATGAGAATGAAACTGGAGTCTATTGCCAAAATCGCAGGAGACTTCCGCACACTGTGGCTAGTGGGTGCGACTGTCATAGGCGCCCTGGCATGGGCCGGTGATCAGAGATACGCCAGCAAGTCAGAAGTCCAGCAGGCCGTTCGAGTGATGCAGGAGACTCAGGTCCGCGCGAGGCTCAAGGAGCTATTGATCAAGCAGGAGATGGGACAAGCCACTGATTACGACAAGGCGTTGATCCGCATGTACGAGCAAGAGCTGGAAATGATCAAGATGGAGCGCGAGCAATGAAGTTGATTCTCTATGCCATCGCAATTTTCTGGGGGACTTGGGTATTCTATGTTTCCATCATGGGGCTTAAGGCAACAAGAGACAGGCATTTGAGCCGCGGACGCAGAATTCCATGGCCGTTCAAGGCGATGGCATACCCGACGCTGATTCTGTTTGCCGTTGCGGACGTTGCATTCAATGTCGTGTACGGGTCGGTGATGTTTCTCGAGCCTCCAAAGGAATGGCTGTTCACCGAGCGTGTGAGCCGGTGGAATGATACCGACGGATGGAGGGGGAAGCTGGCGCGGTGGTTGTGCGAGAACCTTCTTGACCCGGCAGATCCAGATGGCAAGCATTGTGCGTAGCATCGGCGTCCTGTTCGTGATTGCAGTGCTGGCCTACCTGGTCTTGCTGCTGGCATTCGTCCGTATTGCCTATGGTGCACAGGCGGAAATTGTCTACTCGCAGGAGTATTGTAACCAGGTCAAGGGTATTCACCAGTTCCGCATCAACCATCCCGTGACCGGCGAGCTGATCGGATGGGCGGACTGTGCGACCAATGACGAGATCATCGAATTGGATTTCGGCAAGAAGTGGTATCAAGGCGTTGGTCAAGTCTTGATGTACGCCCAATATACCGGACTCAAGGGAAAGCTGGTACTCATCACGAAACCGTTTGGACGTTATCACCTTCGAGCATTGAATCTCATCCACCGATACAATCTGCCAATAGAGGTTGAGGCCATCAGGCCGTGAAAACGTGGGCCATTCTCGCCGCTTTCGTCGTGTTGGCCGCTCTTGTCATCGGCGCTGCCCTGGCCGGCTGGAGCTGGTGCAAGTGGAGAACGGACCGCGGAATCGCAGAGGCCATACAGGAGCTGGAGAAGGAGAAAGCGGAACTCCAGGCTGAAATCTCCGACCTGGCGGCACGACTGGAACGGGAGAAAGGACAGGTCCGTGTCGTCTATAAGACAATCGAGAAAGAGGTAGAGCGCCATGAGCGGGAAATTCCCGACGCTGATTGCTTTGGTCCTGATGATGTCGGGCTGCTCAACGCGGCCGCTCGTGGTGAGTCAGCGGCCCACATTCCCGCAGGGCCTCGTTGAGGCAAGGTGTCCGGAGACTCTGCCGGAACTGTCTAATGGTAGACGAAACACCGTCAGGCGGACCATGGTACGGTGGGCGGAGGAATATCACACATGCCGTGTCCAGCTGGAGGCGGTCACGAGAGCAATAAGGAGGGCCAATGAAGCGCAGTATTGACATGTTGACAGGCGCGGTTACCGGCGCCGGCCTGGTGGTCGTATTGATACTCTTGACTCGCTCATGTGCAGCCGCTGAATTAGGCGTAGGGCTGGTATGGGACGGGCGCTCTCTCGCGGCCTCAGCGCGCCTCTCAGGCGATTTTGTGGAATGGGGTATCCAGGTAGGGGATCGTGTGAGATCTCACCTGATTGTTCATAACGGATATGCGAGAGAAACGGGACTGAACGTAGGAATCGGGGTCATGCTTGGCGAGTGGGAGCCAATGGCAACGGCAAGACTAGAGTCAAGACAGGGATATATAGCAGTAGAGGTTGACAGCGTCGAGTCGTGGATTGCAGCGATCTACAGACCGATAAAATATGATCAGAATGTATCAGCGGTCAGGAATTCTGATAAATGCCCGCCGCCTAATGATCACCCGCCGCCATGCATCTGACAAAAAAGAAGGGGCCAGAAGGCCCCTAAGCGCTCGCTGTGGCGAATACTGATTGCCGCACTAAATGCCCCGTGCTGCGTGTGGCTACAAATTTTCCAACAGCCCGCACACCACCGCCCGCGCCGTCTTTCCGGTGCGTTCCATTTCACGTTTCAGGGCTGCGTTGGCTTCTGGCGTCAGGTCGATCATGATCCGGCGCCCGCCTTCCTTGGCGAGGCGCTTGCGATAGCTTGCCTGCCACTTGCGCATGTATTCTGATCGATCTGTCATTTCATTACCTCCTTCTCGTGCAGCCCCCCGCACACCTTGCACCATTCCTTGTTCCCGCACTTGGGGCAACCTGAATAGTAGCGCCAGTCTCCCCCGCACTTGGGGCAGGTGCCCGGGCGTTTGAGTTCAAATGGGAAATACCCAAACATGTTTTTCTTGACAGAATCGATATCTGGACAATCTGACATGTCATACCTCCTCATCAACGAAGTAAGTGCGAGATCAACGAAGTAAGTGCAAGGCTCGCCAGCATAACGGCGAACCTGCTCCAAAGTGAGCTCCTGCCCGCGCAACTCACGAGGGATGTCAAGCGGCACCTCGGTAACCAGCGCTGCCCGTGCCGCGAGACGCAGTGGCAGCACGCCATAAACGTGCCGGCCGGCAACGTCGGCCTCCGTGGCGTGCTCGATGACTGGGCAAGGGTCAGGTACCAGTCCGGTTTCTAGCAGATAGTCCACAAGCGCGTGGTGCCGGGTAACGATAACAGGTTCGGCCTCCTGCCGGGCGCGGGCCAGCACCTTGCGTCCAACGCCGGGCAGGGCCAGTGCCTGGCGCAGGGGCATTGCGAGGATGTCGCGGACGGTGTAGGGCAGTGCGTGCGCGACGAGGATGTCACGCAGCACTTCGGTTCCGGTGCGTAACTTGGTCATTTATGCCATCCTCATCACATTAGTCGCCCCTGTCCGGCGTAGCTCCGCCAGGGCCTCGTCGTTGGTGCGGGCGGGGCGGATGCCCAAAGACAGAATGGCATCCACCGCGCGGATGAATGCCATCACCTGCTTGTGGGCATACCGGGGATTCGCGGTAGACGCGCCCGCTAGGCATGATGCGGTCGCGTGTACGGCCGGACGATACAGATCGCTCAGCCACACCGCCTGGAGGCCGCCCTCGTAGGGCTGCACGCCTACTGGGCAGTCGTAGAGGGGGAGCCTCGGAGGGCGCGTGCGGGCCTCGAACTCGTCCCGCACGGCCGAGAACCGGGCCTGCTCGTCGGGCGAGAGCACGTGCCCGCCGGCCATCGTGGGCACGGACGGGAGCACCTCCACGGCCTCATTGACGAGGATCTCCCTGTCAGACTTTGACAGGGATTCGTAGAATGGCAGCGCCTCCGGGAGGCCGTGCGTAACTGCCTCCGCAGCGTGCCTGGCGGCGGCCAGGATCACAGCCCCGACCGCGTCATCGAAGTTGAGCGGGGCGCTCATGACAGCACCCCCTCCCGCCGGAGCACCTCGTCCGCGAGGCGCTCCTGGGCATTGGCCGGCCAGCCTTCGCCGTGGCGAGGGAAATCGTGGGCCATGTCATACAGACCGCGAGCACGGG